CACCAGCAAGCCCCTCCCGGCCTACGGGATGAGCATCTACACGCCGGCCGTCAAATCTGCGGTGGAAATCGCGGAACAGACGGAGGGTGCGGGAGTCAACGAAAGCAACCTGGAAAACGCCTTCGGGTACATCTCCGGGACGCTCGCGACGCTTGCGGGCGAGCAGTTCGTTACGCAGCAGCTCCTGGACCGCGCAGGGCCGAACTTCCAGTTCGACGTGATGATCTTCGATCAGCTCGAACGGAACTACGGCAAAAAGTTCGACGTGGCAGTGCTCGAAAAAGCGCTGAAAAACGCGAAAGAAAACACCTGGGCCGGTGGAGCCGGCAACGAAGGCCAGGGCAAATTCGCGCTCTACGCCAAGGGTGCCGCCGGCGGATTCGTCGGTCAGGTTGCCAAGGCGAAGGGTGAAATGCGCAAGGAACCGGGCCTGGTGCTGAACCCGACCCACCTGTTCCTGACGCAGACGCGCTGGGAGCACGTCTCGGCCACCACGGACGAACAGGGCCGCCCGGTCGTCAACCCCCAGTACGCCGGTCCGTTCGAGGCGATCGCGGCAGGTTCCTCGGATGGTGACGAGGGCATCGAGGGCTCCACGGGCTACCGCCTGGCGGGTCTCCCGGTGTTCCAGGACGGGTCCATTCCGAAGTCCGGGACGCTCACGGGCACCGCGGAACAGGACCAGGCCATCGTCGGCTGTCTGCGTGAAGTCTGGGTCTACGAGGGTCCCGCGGTTACGCGAGTCCTCCCCCAGACAAAGGGCACGGAACTGTTCGTGCTGCTTCAGCGCTACTCGTACTACTGCGTCATCAAGCGGTACGACAAAGCGGTCATCACGATCAGCGGCTCCGCGTTCCGCTCGCCGGTCTACACCAACTAGACCGACGAACCGCGGGCGGGGGTTTGAGGGAGCCCCCGCCCGCTACCTAACTTCCATGCCACGGCGGCTAGCCGGACTCCAGAGGAGGAGCAATGCCTAAGACGTTCACACAGGATGAGGTCAACAGCATCGTCGAGGACCGCCTGGCGCGCGAGCGCCGCGGCTCGCCGCGCGTCGAAGCTGTCGAGCCACGTCGCGTATACACACCCACCAGCGGCAACAGCTTCTACGCGGACATCTTCCGCGCCGCGCAGCACGATGAAGCCGCGCAGCGACGCAAAGCCGAGTACGCCCTGGAGGTCGTAGGCGAGATCAACCTCGGTTCGCGAGAGGGGCGCTACGCCGAAACGTGCATTCGCGAGTCCTTCCGTCACGGGGACAAGGACGTTCACAGCCGCAAGTTTGCGGAGGCTATGCGCGAGGTCAGAGCACTCGGAACGGGTGTGCCCACTGGGCTCCAGATTGGTACGCCGACGCCTCCGCAGGGCGCAGCGTTCGTCACGCCGTTCATCCTGAACAAGCTGTGGGCTCCCTACCGCGGCAGGCGTCGCCCCTTTGCCGACCAGTGCATGCCCTTCCCGCTGCCCGCCTACGGGATGCACGGCTACATCCCGGCGTTCACCTCGGCGACTGGCGCGGGCCTCCAGACGGAGGGCACGGCTGTTTCCGAACTGGTGCCATCCACCGGGCTGGAAGGTAACGAAGTTCAGCTCGCCGCGGGTCGCCTCACACTGGACCAGCAGTTCTTCGACCGGGCCTTCGGGCAGGGCGTCCATGTCGACGTCCTGGTCGGCCTCCAGATGCTCAACCAGATCGAAGAACAGGTTGACCAGCACGTCCTCGTGCAGGCCGCCGCCGGTAAAGCGGTCGCGGGGTCAGGCGAAACGTGGGTTACCGAACCGGAAAAGGTCTGGGAAGAAACGAAGTGGAAAGAAGTCATCCAGGGCTTCATCCGCTTCTACGAAGACCTTGCCAAGGGTCGCGAGCAGATGCTCGACGAAGCGGGTACGCGCATCCGTCCGACGCACTTCTTCACCACCTCGGACTTCTACTCGTTCGTCACCCGCCTGACCGACAAAAGCGGCCGGCCGATCCTGACGCCCGTGCAGGTGCAGGTGCCGGACTACATCCCCGCCTCCGGCGCTGACCATGACCTTGGCGACCACACGGTCGAACTGCCGAAGTGGTCGCGGTTCACCGGCACGGTGCTGCCGGGCGGTCTGGCGTGGTTCACGGACGACAACATCAGCGCGATCGGCACGACCTCAAGGACGCCGCTCTACGCTTCGGCGCCTGACGAGGGGATTGTGCTGATGGAGGACCCCGCCACGACGCTGTCGATCTTCCCAGAGACGGTGGCAAACGAACTGAAGGTCGTCCTGATCGAGCGCAAGTACGTGTGCGCTGTCATCCGCCGCCCGGCGGCCACCGTCGTCATCTCAGGCAACGCCTACACGACGGCGCTGAAGTAGATGCCCGCTCCCTCACACCAGGCCAAGCGAGGGGTCAAGCCGATCCCCAAGGGGCCGAAGAAAAAGGCGCGCTCCGAGCGCACGGAATCCGTCCGCGGCGCCAAGCGCGTCGAGCAGAACTCTCGTCCCTCGCGAGAGACCCGTGGCGGCTGACGTCATCGTCGTCAGCTCGTACCTTCCGGAGAAGGGCGAGAGACCGTACCGCTCCAAGGAGTTCCGCGTGGTTGCGTTGCCGTGCGGGACGGGCTACGACAGCCTGTTCGACTACTCGCGCGGCCTTCAGGCCGTGTGGGGCTCGGACTTCACCATCGTCAACGTCGAGCACGACATGGAGTGCTCGGATGGGCTGATCCAGCAGCTCCTCGACTGCCCCCATCCGCTCTGCGCCCACGCTTACCTGTTGCGCAAGAAGGGGCCGTATGCGTATAGGAATGGCCCCCTGCCGCCCGCCGGCGGCTACGAAGACCACTGGCTGAGGCCAGGTGACGAATGGGCAACGTTCGGCGGCATCGGGCTCGTCAAGATCACGCCAGGGGCCCGTGTGAGGCCCCTCCCGGAGCGGGAATGGTCGACGGTGGACATCGTCGTCACGAAGGCGTGCGAGGGGGCTGAGGTGGTCCCTGGCGGTCACCACAAGGGCCGCCGCTGGCATGTCCACTGGCCCGCCATCAAGCATTCTTCCTACAACGAGCCGGACGAGTGAGGGGCGCCCACCCCGCCGTCGTCATGCCGTACACGAACCTCCGCGAGGAGGCCGTGGTCGCGGTAGAAGAATCCGGACACGACCTACTCCGAGTGGATGTGTCCGGATCAGATGACGCTTACTGGGAGCTGCTCAACGATCTGTGGACCACCGGCAAAACGTTCGTCATCGTCGAGCACGACATCGTCGTCCCACCTACCGCGATCGACGAGCTGCTCAACTGCCCCGGCGAGTGGTGCGGGTTCGCCACTCCTTACGTAGGGACGCTCTGGGCCGGGCTCTCCTGCACCAAGTTCGAGGGCACGTTGCTCAAGGACTTCCCCGACCTGATGGAGATCGTCGCGACGATGTCCGACGTGGGTCACGACCAGAAGCACTGGTGCCGGCTCGACGCCTGGATGCACCACGTCCTCGAAGACGAGGAGGTCGAACAGCACCAGCACCGCGGGCGCCTCGGTCACGTCCGTGACGGCGTCGTCCGCTACAGCGTCACCGACACGATCATGCCCAGCCACGACTGTTGGAGGTAGCCCACGTTCTCCAAGGCCAAACTGACACACGAATTTCAGAACGCGGACGGTACTCCGTCCTCGGGGCGAGTCACCTTCACGCTGACGAAGCGGATCACCAACGGCAACGTGACGCTCACGCCCTCAACCGTCACAGTCACGCTGCCTGCGAACGGCCAGCTCTCCGTCGAACTCACCGCCAACAACGACGCCGGCACGCTGCCGGAAGACAGCCGGTGGAAAATGGACTGGCATCTGCTTGGCTCCGAGCCGGAGGAGTTCTACATCGTCGTCCCTACGGGTGGCGGTACCGTCGGACTCGCGAAACTGCTGCCGCAGGAGCCGCTCGGGGGATGACGCTCCAGGTCCCCCAGAAAGAGACCGTCGCCCAGTTCGAGTCCTACCTCGACCTGACTGACGACGTGCTGCCCTGGCTCCAGCTCTCAACGGAGCCGGAACCCGTGCGCGACCAGAAGCTCCGGCTAGTCACGAACGGCATCTGCCGCCGTGCGCAGAACTACATCGCGCGGCCGATCGCCCCGCTCACCTACTTCAAGCGCTTCTCCGGCTGGCCTGGCGCCAACGGTGCCGTCATCAACCTCCCCTACTACCCGGTCATCGAAATGATCCGGGTCGTTGAGTATCGTGGGCAGTCGGGGCCATACGAACTGAAAGAACAGACGCCCGAACATCAGTACACCGAATCGTTCCAGCTCGAAGCGATGACGGGTGCCGTGATTCGCGTTTTCCAGGGCATGATCCAGCGCCCCTGGTTCCCTGGCTCGAAAAACATCGAGATCACCTGGACGGCCGGCTTCAACCCGGTTCCCGAGGACATCAGGCTCGCGACGCTTGAGTACATCAAAAAGTGGTGGGGCGGCACCCAGCAGGGCTCACGCTCGGTGCAGCCCGCGGGGGCGCTTGGCTACACGGGTGAAGTCGGCCCTGACATGGCCGGCGTCTGGGGGGACCTCCAGCGCACGCTTGAGTTCTACGGCAGTCAGAACATGGGATGAGCACCCTCACTTCCAGCGTCCCTGGCATCTACACGCGCTTCTGCGAACTCGTCAACGAAGCCTGCGAAGAACAGAGCAAGCCAACCGCGTTCTTCGACTTCGCGCTCAATCAGTACGAGCCCGCCCAGTACGTCATCGTCGAGGGCATCGAGGGGCCGCAGATCGAGTGGGAGGGGATCGGCACCTACGAGCAGAAGGAGCACTACCGCATCCACGGGTTCTGCACGATCTTCACTGGCGACTCCCCCATCAGTGACAGCGGGCAGTCCTCTGGCGTGGCGCTCCGGGTCCTCGTCGAAACCTACGAACTGCTCAACTCGACCGTCATGCGGCAGATGTTCACCTACGGCCGCAACGAGCCGCTGCTCGGCACCGAAGGCCCCTCGCCCTACCGGATGCTGCCGGAGGATTGTCAGTACATGGCGGGGCCTGGCGACGTGGACGGCTCCCCCGCGGGCTGGGAGAGCCAGCTCAAGTGGTCCTTCATGTTCGACGCGATCCTCACCCCCCAATAAGGAGTCCCCGTGAAGCTCTACAACTGCGATCCCTATCCCCTCATCGCTCACCCGGGTGCTCGTGCTACTGAGCCGGGCGACTCCGCAGACTTCAGCGACGAGGAGGTCGCCCGCGGTATCGGCGGCAACTGGTCACCGAAGAACCCCTACGAGCCACTCGCGGCTCCGCCCAAGAGGAAAAAAACGACCCCGGCCAAGCCGGAGAACGACGAGGAGGAGTAGATGTCAACCATCACAGTCGGCTCCGGCCTTGGTGGCTTTACGGCCATCGCGCCGCAGTCGGAATACGGCGGGACGTTCACGACGCCGAACCGCACCATCCCGGGACTGAAGTCGAACAAAGCGACGCACGACCCGCACATCGTCCAGGGGACTGACTACCTGGAGTACGGCCGCATCGTCGACATCGGCGCCGCCCACGTTCAGACGTACCTAGACGCGAAGGGCACGCTGGTCTGCGACGCATTCCAGTCGGGGCTCGCGCTGCTGCTGGCGACCGCCTTCGGGAGCGCTGCCCAGCTCTACCCTGGCGTCCAGGGTCAGTACGAACTCGGCGGCACTGTTGGCCCACAGATCGAAGCCCCCGAGTCCCACAACGGGCAGGTGTGGAGCGCCGCCAACACCTACCTCAACACCGGGGAATTCGTCTTCGAAGGTTCGACCTGGTACGAAAACCTGAAAGGCGACACCACCAACATCAACCAGAAACCATCCGCCGAAGGCTCGTACTGGAAAAAACTGACGAACTGGGCGTCGGGTACGTCCTACACGGCCGGGCAGCTTGCGCCCTTCACGCCAACCGGCGGAAAATCGGCGATCTACAAGTGCATCCTCTCGGCCAAAGGCGTCCTCCAGAGCCCGGAAAACGGCAACTACTGGACGGCGATCACCGGGCAGTCGGGCTGCTGCTTCGACATGCAGCTCGGTGTGCCGACCACCACGGGCGAACTCACGCCCTGGAACTACCACTCGTGCATGATTACGAAGGCGGAGTTCGTCTTCGAGCGCACCGGGCTGGTGTCGTGCACGTTCGACTGGGATGCCCAGTACGTCGAGAGCACGACGGCACTGATCGTTCCGACGCCCAGCACCGCGTATGCGCCGTTCTCGATGTCGAACACCGCGTCGGTGTTCAAAATCGGCGCCCCCGGCGCGCAGCAGACACTCCCCGGTGTCAAGAAGGCGACGGTCACGATCCAGCGCAAGCTGGCGGTGAACCGCATCTACCTCGGGGAAACGCACAAGCAGGTGCCGTCCACGAACGGCATGGTCGACCTGATGGTCGCCTGCGAGATGGACTACACCAGCCAGGCGAAATCGGTGTTGGAAACGTTCCTCACCAACACCGCCCAGGCGCTCACGATCCAGGCCGTCGGTGCGGCGATCGGCACCGTCCAGAACGAACTCGGGTTCACGATGACCAACGGCTTCATCGAGTCGGGTGGAGAGGCCCCGCTTGACGGCGCCGACGTGGTCAAAAACACGGTGAACCTGAAGGCTACGATCAACACCACGAACGAACCTCCGCTCAAAGCGAAGCTCGTCACGGCGGACTCCACCTTCTAGGCGTCCGTACGGCAGGAAATACTCTCCTCGCCCGCTTCGGCGGGCGGGGAGCATCCCTCAAGCAAGGAGAAGGCATGGCGGCTGACAAGCCCGTTTGGCACATCAAGTACCACGACAAGAACTACACCTTCTGTGCCCAGGACCAGCTCGGCGTTACGGAGCTGCGGAAGTTCAAGCAGTGGTTCCCGCAGCTTGGCACCTACCTCGGCTTCGTTGGCGCCGTCTCTGAAGGCGACCCGGACGCGGCCTGCTGCGTTGCCTGGATCGTGCGTCAGGCGGCCGGCGAGGAAGGTATCCCGGAACCTGCCAGCATGACGGACATC